TGTCCGGGAAGATTACCTCGTAAGATTTTTTCTCTTTATAGATATCCTTGACCACTTCGATCGATTGTCTCGCAACTTCCAGAGTGAAGTCCTCGAGCTCCTGCTGCATGAACAAGAAGCGATCATCCGAGTTCTGCATGAGCGTTCTCATGGCCTTACCGGAGTCCACACCCATGGGAACCTCACCCGTCGTAGACATCCTGGATACCCCTTCTTGTGCGTATGCATAGGCAATCAGCGCGTCAATATATTGCTGAACCTCAGGGTTTGTGGCAGGCGGCGTCACATATTGTGGGGGGGTTCCCGTGTAGTAAATCAACGTGCCAATTTCGTTGTTCATGTGTTGAGCGACTACCTTGGATCCATTCTCGAGCAAGATCTTGAAGCTCCCTTGCATCCACATGGAGCGTTGCTTCAAGATCATGTTCCGGTTGATCTCGCCCTGAAGATTTTGGCATCTTTCCGGAACACCCTGGCCGTAAAAGCCCAAAGGCCTTTTGGCGTATCTCATATGAGCAAATGGGAAATAATCCTTCCGCCGCTCTTCAACCAAAGACCCATCGCCTATCGTGATTACCCTGACACCGTCATTTGCATCCGCACCCGATTTCAAATGCCAGCTTTCAATCACGGTAATGAGATCGCAGACCGTCCCTTGCCCCCCCACATCGTCGTAGGTTGCAGGAGATACCAGCGCAATGTTCTCTTCAAGATCAGGGAAGAGTTCGAAGGCAATATCTCGGTCCATGATCTTGACCCGATGCAATTGGTGCGCAGGCCCTGACAATGTTTCAATCGTGTCCACAAAAAGCTCATGGGGTAAGGTCCGCTCAATGCAAACTTTGCCCTCACGGTCGTAAACGTGGAGGAATCCATCGCCCCAAATACTGGCATCGGTCCAGGAAATGACGGATTTGTGGTGAACCTTTTCCTGGTAAAACAGCCCTTGCGTGAACTTTGTGATCTGATCGGCCTTCATTTGCACTTCCCAAGCGGCACCGTTCGTGATGTAAGTCGGCACCACCTTATTCTTGGCCATCTTGGATTGAAGGGTATCGATGATTGATTCAATGACGTTGTAACTCATCCTCTGAGTGGTGGGACTAGATTGAACACTAGATGCCCGGGTAAAGGCCGTTCCAATCATATTGTAGGCATTCGTGTTGCCGTAAAGCCTTGTCGCCGATGTCAGTTGCTCAATTCTCGAACCCTGGTGTTGTTTAATAAAGAGAAGCGTGGCGTTGATTGCCGCCGCCATGTCCTTTTCATCAAGCGTCCACCAGCGGTAATTGACGTTCGTTTCTGCATGGTTCACTGGCTCCCTTAGGACCTTTCCTTTGCCGTCCGTTTGGGTCATGTTCCTGCGTTCTATTTTCTTGCTCATCACCACTCCTTTGGTGCGGGTTGTTTATTAATTCACTGGCAATGAAAAATAAACATAATCTCCACAATCGCATTTTATAAAGACACTAGTGTAATATTCTGGATTATTATCCCGTTGTGTTCTTAGGCTATGTTCTTTCTGGCATAGAGCACAGATTTTCTTATACTCGTCTCGGTAATTATAATCATCGGACCACTCACGACCGATCTCCTTTTTCCATTCTGCGATATCTTTATTATTTACTCTCATTTTGTAATTTCTCTTCATGAGCTTTCGCCTTGGCCTCGATCTCATCAAAGTAAGGTGTGGCGTAGTACTTTACTTTCTCAGGATCGTTTAAAATATCATCGCTTAGATGAGCAGGCGGCTTGAAGATATCCTCGATTTTTATGTTGCTAGGAGGGGCCAAAGGAGCCTGAGGCTGCGGAGGATATAGGAAACTGCCAACAGGTACCGATAATGGAGCACTGGGAAATTGGAGGCATATCTTCTCGCCCGCCAAGGTTAGGTCCAGACATTGTACCCCTGCTTCTTTCGCTTTGTTCAGTAAAATCAGTATTTCATCTAAGGTCATTTATGTTTCTCCCGTAGTTTTCTTATCTCCATAACGCTCATTGAAGGTGGAAGCGGATCACCGCTTTGTTTATGTTCGAATAACCAGGGGAATGTTTTTCGCAGGCATCGTTTCAACCAGGATTCTTTCTTAGGAGCATCCCGTTTCAAAGCCGCTTCTCTTATTATTTTCTGCTGAAATTCCTCATATCCCCGGCCATATCTCTTTCTATGCTGATATTCTCGAAGCTTCTTTGCATTAGCCTCATATTCCGGGTTAGCCAGGACCTTGTGGCCCCCTTCACTCACGTACTTGGCTTCTTCCGCGAAGAGAGCCCGATTACGCTCAATATTGCTCTGAGCAGATCGCCTAAGCTTCTCGGGATTCGCGTTGACCAAGCACCAGATTCCAAACGGAAGGACATCCTCTGGCTTGCTGTCTAGATAAATCTGGTAATCTAGCTTAACGCTATCAATATCGCGCTTCATTGATGATTGTCGGCACTCGACGCCATTGCCTTTTTGGCAAAAAAACAGGCTTCTTCCAGCTTTGTTTTACAGATCGAAAACTGTCTTCCTTCTGGACAAAGAATCTTAAGTTTTTCCAAACAGTCGTCAAATATCTCGGCGACCATTACCGCCTTGGCTTTTCCGTCTTCATTCAATATATGAAATGTAAATTCTTGATTCATGGTCTATCTCCTTTTGTTTAAATAATAGCTAAGGATATCCTCTTCCTCTAACCCCGCAGTCGCATACAAAGCTTCCCCGCGTTCCTCTGCTTCTTGCTTCTCAATTTGCCTTTGAAGAGAATCTTCCATTAATTTCTGGGTATGCGCAATATATTGATCCCGTTTACGGATATCGACCTTCGGCTTCTCGGGCTGAGACAGGAACTGGTAACAGAATCTCCAAGCATAGAGAGCAGCGTCACAGAGGTGATTAGCACAGTTAGGGTGCTCCTCCTTTTTAAGGGATTTGTCATTCCAGATAAGTCCCAGATACTCGTCCTTGAGCGGCTGGGTCTCAGGAGATAACTTGATCTTGGCTTGGATGAACTCGGCATTCATGATTTGAATGAAATCAACCTTACCGGTCTTGTCCGCGGTAGTAAGGCTAATGCCTTTTCGTTTTTGCATCTCCTTGACGGCCTGCTTATTAGCTCCGTCAATTACCACACGGTCGATTGGAAACATGCTCTGATACCACTTGATGTGGTTGGCAACGTCGGTGACATCCATCTCGATTTGCTTGTGGCAGTTGATGATGTAAAGGCATGGGTCGTGCTCATGGAATGCCACCAGGACGAATGCTGAGGGGTCAGGGCTATAGCCTAGATCCACACCAAGGACGTACTGCCATTTGGCCGTCGGAGACAGTCCTCCCGGGTATTCATTGCGGCCATAGGCGAATCGGTAAACTAATTGGCTTTCATCGATCACCCATTGGTTTAGGTACCATTGCTTGAATAGGGGCGTTTCCATGAACTTAGGCCTGTTCTTGGCGATGTCATCAAGCTCCTCTTGCCATTGATTGGCTACGAACGGATTGTCAAAGGCTGTCCATTCGAAGAGTTTCCATCCCGGCTCCGCTTTGTTGGTGATGTCGAAGAACAACCCTTTGGTGAGATTGCCCGAAGTGCCTAATAGGCAAATAGACCCCTGGTTATCTACGGTAGCAGGCTTAAGGATGCCATAGACGAGCCTTCTTAGGTCAATGGTAAAGCTTGCTGACTCATCGATCACTACAAGTCGGTATTTCTTGCCGAGAAGCTTCTCCATCTCAGTCTCATCGGAGTCGGCCCCGGCAAGCCAGATGATTGAATCATTGGGTAGGGTTGCTGTGAGTTCAGTCCCGTGGAAATCCATGCCTAAATCGTTCTTGCGATCGATGTCCTTGAGCACGTCCTTCCACATGATCCCTTTGGCAGATAGCCTGGTTAAGCCAAGGTAGAGGCAATTACATCCCGGGGTGCTCAAAGCCTCGTAGATAAGGTAGACCCCGCCAGTATAGGACTTAGCTGCTCGGCGTGTGCAGAATAGGGCCTTTAGCCTCCATGGGTCCGTAATGAACTCGTATTGCTTATCAAAGCATACCGACTTCAGGTCGAACTGAGGCGTTACGTTATGTGAAACGTATTTCTCAAGTATCTTTCGGCTTTGAGGAAGCATCCTTCAATTCCAATCGCCTTTGGGCTTCTGCCAGGAAGATATCGTCAGGGACCTTGGTTAGTTCGATATGGCTTCTTTCCACCTGGCCTAGCATCTGTTTACCTAGCCAGATCATCATGGCGACGTTCCCGCGTTCAGCTGATTTGAGCTGCCATTGGCGTAAAGACATTCTCAAATTAGATCGTCCTTTACGAACTTCTCCCGCAAAACGGCGTTCTATTGTATCCGTGGAACAACCGAAGTAATTTGCGATCTCCTCCCCTGTGCAACCTAGCTGAGCGAACTTCTGGACAAGCTCGCCGTCTATGTCAAGCTTAGGACGTGCCATCTAGGATCCTTTCAGCTCGTTTTCCGGTGTATTTCTGCCAGCGTTCCACAATGACTGCGCAATAGTGTGGATCGAGTTCCATCATGAAACAGCGCCGGGTGGTCTTCTCGCAAGCGATGAGGGTTGAGCCTGAGCCTCCATAGAGATCAATGACCGAAGCAGGGTTGTAGTCGTTCAATATAGTTTCAAATAGGCCAACGGGTTTTTGTGTTGGATGGACTCTCTCAGCCATTTCATCTTTACGATTTCCTTGTCTAGTCATCCCTGCCCAAGTAAATTTATATGTCTTTACTGCTTTCTTATCTATCGAAGTCCATGCCAATTCAGCGCCGCTAAAGTCAGTTCCTTCCGGCATCTCCTTATTCCACACAATCCAATGTGAATTATCTGGAAGTTTGGAAGCAAAATTATTTGCTCCCCAGATTATTGTTTGCGGAGCCAGAGTAAGTAAAAAAGACGGGTCAAATGGTTCATCATCTCCAATGATGGGCCTATAGGATCCACATTTTGCTTTCTTGTCATATTGGCCTTTTTCACCGTATCCGACTTTGCCAACACTATTTCCTCCAATGTTGCCGTCCGGTTTCACGACTGAAATCCCATAAGGCGGATCCGTAAACACCATGTCCGCTTTCTCGCCATCCATTAGCTTCTCAACGGCATCGATACTCGTGGAATCTCCACACATCAACCTGTGCCGACCCAGCTGCCAAATGTCGCCGGGCTTGACAAAGCTTTCCTTAACCTCCGGAACCTCATCTTCACCGCATTGAGGCGCTACCTTCTCTGCAGGCTCAACCATGAAATCCTTAAGCCCTAGCATTTCAATATTAAACTCTGGCCCTAGCTCAGGAACAAAGGCATTGATCGCGGCCAGATCCAACTCAGCCCATGAGGCAATGGCGTTATCGCTCACCAGGAATGCCATTTCTTGATCATCGTTCTCGAAGTCCTGAAACATGACCGGGACCGCTTCTTGTTTCAAAAGCTTCGCGGCTGCAAGCCTTCCATGGCCTGAGACGATGAATCCCGATTGATTCGAGACTATGATTGGATAGCGCCATCCCTGGTATTTGATCAGGTCAGCAAGCCTCTGAACCTGCTCCTTGGAATGCTTATTGGGATTCTTAGGGTGTGGATTGAGATTTTTCACACTCCTATAACCAACATTCATTTCCATTTTCAAACCTCGGGAGCCTGAGGCAGCATCTCAATTCCTTGAAAGTTGTCTGAGAAGATCACAAAGGACCTCTTGGTTTTCTTGGAAGTGACCCTTGCTCCCCATGGGAATACCTCAATGTCGGCGTCCCTGAATTGAATCGTGGACCTATTGCCCATGAGTTCAAAGGGCCTATGCAGTGATGCTACCTTCCCTTTGCCTAGCATTCCCGCTTCCGGTTGCTTCTGTTCTTTCGCTGCCATGCGAGTCTCCTTTGAATAGAATGAATGGATTAAATGTGAGTTCAGGATGCATTTTACAGTAATACGATATAGATAATGTCTTGTGGGTGTATGTTTTGGGACAACCGGCATCCCGGTATAAATCCTTGCCAATGCCCATGTTTCTGAAGGGTGCTTTTACATAAATGAAATGTAGAGCATTGCTATCGCTCACGCAAAACCCAATGATCACACTCGGGTCTTCGGTTAAAGCGGCAATTCGGACTTTCGTGTAAGGGTATTTCGATAGGATGCCATCGATGAGGTGATTGTATTCCTTAAAGAAGATGTCATTGTTGTTGAAGAGTTTACCGAAGGCCGATTTATAGCGGTAGGTCCTACACCATTTCGTATAGATGAAATTGAGATCATCCCCTGTCGCATTGCGTATAATCCAATCGCTCATAACCTTTTCACTCGGTACTCTCTGTTTGTATGGAAAAGGGACGGGATTTGATCAGCTCACGGTATTTCCTGATCGTGTCCTTAACCACCGTGTAGGACCATTTGAGCATGCGGGAGATGTCCTTAAGCTGTTTGCCTTCGGTGTAAAGCTCCAAAATGCTCCGGTCTCGTTCCGGTAACTCGGGATGGGTGTTTAGGAATTCCTCAACGTCTGCATAATGAGTCATTGTGGCTTCCATGGTCTCGTAGGCCAGGGTCCTTCGGTCCCATTGCTTGAGCCTTCCTTTTGAGTCTTCAATATCTTCGAAGCCAGAGGCCGAAAGCTTCCGATACCACTCGGCCTTGAGGTGTTTGTAATCGTCCACTCATGGGATTTCCTATTTGGACACCGGGGGTTCTTTTTCGACCGACATCAACTTAGCCACTTTTTCGGCCCGTTTTTGCTCTTCCATTTTGATCTTAAGAACAGGAAGCGGTTCTCGTCTTAAGCCCAGCTTCACACCCAGAAATTGCACGAGGATGACAGGCATCAGGAGCCATTTGCAGGTGATCCGATAAGCGTTCAGGAGCTGGTGAAGGGCCTTAATCTCGGCGTCCTTTACCACGTCATAGCCCCAGTCTTCCTTCTGGAAGGAAACCTCGTATTTCACCTCCTGAAAACGGTTATCAATGAATGTGGCGAATTTCATGGGGCTGAACCCTCGGTCATGCTGACTTCTTGCGGGTTGGGGGCCTGCTGTTTCAGCTGATTTGCTTCTTCATTCAGCTCTTTCATTTTTTTCCAATGATTGTTTATCTCGCCATTCAGATGCATTACCTGATTGTCGAGAATATGTAGTTTGAATTGCAAATCTCCGTGCTGCATCGCGTGAAATGAATATTCCTGATTGATTTTCTCTAGTGTTCTTCCGGAACTATCAGAGTCCATTTGAAAAATTCCTTTTTTTATTATTTGATCTCAACATATCACTTTAAGAATGGAGAATTGTCAAAATGTTTTTGATCCGGTATCTAAGCGATAGCTATGGCACTTTTGGAGTTCTCTCATCGGAACACCTGGACTTTCTCATGCATACACTTGAGCACTCTTATCTGAATAAAGACCTTCCCCTTTACAGACCCAAGATCCCGACAGGCAAATACCTATGCAAACGCGGAATGCACCAGCTCGAAGGAATGGCTAGTCCATTCGAAACGTTTGAAATTACCGGGGTTCCCGGCCACACTAATCTTCTTTTCCACGTAGGAAACGTTCAGAACGATAGCTCGGGGTGCATTTTGCTGGGAAAGGAGATTGCGTCCTCATTGGTTCTTTGCCAATCTAAACAAGGTTTTCGTGAGTTTATGAAATATCTTGAAGGTATGAATGAGTTTGCACTTAGAATATTGCAAGTGTGATAACTTAGAACCAAGGGGGAATGTCTATGCAATGGTTACTGGCTAATTGGCAATCGGTTCTATCCGTTTTGGGCATTATTTTATCGGCAGTCGTGGCTATTCTTCAGATGTTTCATAAAACCTCTGTGGCCGCTGATCTCCAAGCCATTCAACAGATTGTTGCAAAACTTTCAGCACCCAATCCTCCATCTCCTCCTGCGGCGTGACATATGCCCGGGATAATCGCTTTTTTCACAGCCCTACCCCAGATTATCGAGTTACTCGCTCAGCTAGGGTCGTTGATGAACAAACTTTTGACGGTGGCTCAGACTAACAATCTGAGAGGATGGATAGATGATCTCGAAAAACAAGTTGATGCCCTCCAGAACGCCAAGACCCAGGCTGATAAAATCTCTGCCGCTCAAGGGATTGTTAGCTCTATCTCTAATCTTGGGCGCTAGCTGTAATAAGGCAGGGCCTGCGATCACAGGATGCGTGGTTGATGCAGCCAAGGATGGCTTCGATTGCGTTACCTACCCTAGCACAAAGTCCTTTCTCCCGTGGAGTCTGGGAGTCTTCCTAAGCTGTGCCTCGCCTGAGGATATCGAGGACTTCCTTAAGGCCTGTGAAAGCCAGCAGATCTTGCCGATCACCACGTGTAAACTTGAGGTAAACCAGGATAAATTTCAGTGCACGGACCCCCATGGCTTTAAAATCGAAATCTCTCTTGATGAGGCTGATAATTTCTTTTGCGCAAGTAGTCTAAACTGGACCAGGATGAAGCAGCGTTGTTCCAAGCCTAATCCAGGTTTTACGGCTCAGACCTTCATAAGGTATTTCCATGCAGCAATCGGACGTTGAAACAAAGCCCGCTGTCTTCTGCTCGCTCCCGATTCCTCCGAGTCATAATCACCAGTATACGCTCTTTAGGCGTGGGGATAAGACATACCATGTGCCTTCGCAAGAGCTTAAAGATTATCAAAAGCAGATGGAACTATACCCTTTCGGTCAAGGAGCAGATTTCCTGGTTCAAAAGAACTTCGTCCAGCACTGGGTGAATGAGGGATATTTACTCGAAGTGAAAGCTCTTTTCTGTTTCAAGAGGAAGAGAATATTCACGCTTAAGAATGAGCCTAAAAAGATGGATGTGAGCAACCGGATCAAAGCCCTTCACGATTGCCTAGGTAAGATCCTTGGGATTGATGATTGCTTATTCTTTCGAATCCATGCGGAAAAGGCTCTATGTGATGAGAATTTGAATGAGATGGTTATCGTTGAAATCGCACCCATTGTATGATCTACGGTATATGAGCGGCGGCGTGGAAAGCTGTGGTTCGCTTCGGCGGAAAGATCTGGCGATAGCTGGACACCACTGGAGACACGCGGCGGAGGAGCATCGGGATAAAGAACAGGGCATTGCCAATAAGTCCACTGGCCGACCCCGTATAGCAGGAGTAGCGACCTGCCCGCTCACACTTGCTCTTCTCCCATATTCTGCAATCTGTTTTGTAAAATATTACCTTGAGGAGGCATAAATTGTTGAGACGCTTCTATAGCACACGCCATGTCCCTAGCCTTCTCAAAGCCTGCTAGGTAAACGCCCTCCACTCCGGTTCCATAGTGGTGCCTTACCTCATTAGAAAATTGCTCGGCTAGTTTCTCTTTAAGTTTCATCTTTGGCCTCGAATCTTGATAAGGGCTTTACATGCTGCCTCTTGATAAGAATCGGATAGAGCTCCCCTGTTCTGGATAAGAGGAAAGGGTACATCTGGGTGAGCAATAGAAGCCAAAGCCTCAATTGCAATCCCCAGCTTCGCTTCCCTATTTACAAGGTCGGTAGATAATGAGTCGTTCAAAGCCCTTAAGCGATCGACCTGTTGAGATAGTTCGTCTATCTGACTCCCCTGTAGTTGTATTGCAATATGTTCCCTACCTTCGGGCGTATATGGGTATGCTATAGCCGCTGATTCTAAACGCAATCCGAGGGTATTCTTCTCAGTTCTCAAACGATCTATTTCGGCTAATAAGAGACTCGTGTCTGATCGACCCGCAGACCCTAGTTGCGCCAGTTGTTGTTCGTTATACCTGATCTGAGCTTCTCTTTCATGTGTGAGCATAAAGGTCTCCTTAAAGAGCGGGCAGGGGCGCTATTCCCTGCTTCTTGCCCAAGGACCACGTGGGTATCGCGACCCGTGTTCTGGCACCACTCGGTTAGGCCATCCAGAATCCTGTCCATACGTGTGCGTGTCTCTATTGGCCCGTAGGAATCTCACCCCGTTCGACTACAACGCCTAACCAAATCTACCACGCCGCCGCTCATATATCTCTTACTTCACCCATTCCGGAATTTCATCTTTGCCATGCTGAGCAGCGCTTATAGCTGCCTGCATTGCCTGATTTTTATTATTAGGAACAGCGAAGCCCACTCCTACAGGTGGTTGACTGCCGGCTCTGGTAGGAGGGATAGGAGGATTCATTGGCCTGGTCTCTGGTTTCTGAACAGGTCTTGCCGGCGCTTGATAGGTGGGCGCTCTCAAGGGCGGTGGTGTAGCCTCATCCGGGTCTTTTGAATCCTCTGTAGGAATACAGAATACCTGAAACAGACAGTATTTATGCGCGATAGCCATGCATTTGTTGGTGGCTTTATCTCCCATGTCCATCGCCTCGCCATCAACTTCAGCGTCCACATATGACCCGTCTTCAGCATAGAATCGATATTGAATCGTTAAAATACGCTCCATCATCATCCCGCCCTTGGCAGTCTGACGCTCGCGATATTGCCGATTTTTTATCGTAGGTACCGTAAAAATCTTATGCTTGGCTAGGATATCGTGTAATTCATTATAGACATCATCGATGCCTCTGAATTTAAACCCCTGTTGGACATTCGTTCGAGATTTCGAAATGGCATCAATGTCCGCCATGACGGCTGATATCTTCTGATAGATCAATCCTTTTTGTACTTCCATTTAACCTTCCGTTATTTCTCTTATTTGTCTTCTGCTCAGAGGCATTATCTGAACATCATTGATAGAAGCCATCTTTACAAGCCCACATTCTCCACAATAAGGATAGATGATGACCTCCTCATTCGGACTATGCTCAAGGATATTCTCCATGCTTGAGTCGGCTAGTATTATGTCCTTTAGGCATTCCGTACATTTCTGCTTACTCGCTGGAATTCCAAGATAGTTTTCTTCAGCACAGATTACGAATACCGACTGGGGTTTTTTCACAGTTTCTCGCATAGCTTACAAATATTAACCGGACCCTCAAAAGGTTTTTCAGTTTCAATATCATAAACTATGTAATCATAGTTCCTCAAAAAGTAAATTTTGCCCGTGGCTTCTTCGACAATAGCCGCTTTGAGATTGCCATCTTGCCACAGACCTGGGAAGGTCCGAGTGATCTTCTTGGGAAATCCTGGATCTACTTCCTCGCGGTTGATGTCGTATCTCATGTACTCATCACCCTTGAAAAAGAATGCCTTCTTGGAATCCCACCCATAGCGCTTGTCCCAGACTGAAGGACTGATGAAAGCCGCGTCTATGTCGCGCTCCCAAAGCCCTTTCCATTCATCACGGATCTTCTTAGGATATCCCCAGTCAGCCTCGTCATTTCGAACGTGAAACCTGGTGTATTCATCTCCATGGAAGAAATACAATCGGTCATTGGTAGGCCATTGCAGAGCCGCTTGAAGCCCTGATGTCCAGAGACCTTTCCAGTAATCTTCAACCTTTGCCGGATATCCCGAATCAACCGGATTACCCCCTGCTGTGTGGCGCACGTACTGATTGCCCAGGAAAAAATAGGCTCTGTATTGCCCGTTAAAGTGAAACGTTAGGGCTGAATCACATAGGGGTATTTCCGGCGCCTTCATGACACATTTCGCGCCGTCAGACATATGATCCAGACAACAACCCGGTTCATGAGCGCCACCTTTCCATGCCCCTAGCACGCCGCCTATTACGCAAGCTGCGCCATAACATCCGTTCCTCGCAGGTCCACGACATACAGGCTTGGCCGTAGTCGCAAGAGCTGCACAACCACTAGCGGCTCCCGTAGCCACACTGGACATGCATGCGTGTAAACTACATTCATGTTTACAATCGCACTTGCATTTGTCGCATTTGCCATCCGAACACTTATCGTTTGAGCACTTACCATCTCTTGAACAGCCATGTCCCTCGCTCCCTCCGCAGTTCCCGCCTCTCCCACATGTTCCACCGCCACCACCATTGTTGCCATGCCCCCCGTTAGGACAAGCCAATGCGATATTTGCGAACAACAAACCGACCGAGACTAAGATTTTGAACTTCATTTCACACCAGAAGAAGAAGAAAAGAATTGAATAAACAGAATAACTTGGAGCGTGTCCATAATGTGCTCTAATAAATTTGAGTTGTTTATATAGTACTCTCCACTAGCTTTATATTTCTTATGTCTTTTAACTAAGAACCAGACTGCTGCAATAGTTCCAATCAGATAAACGGGCAGCATAAAAGGAGTCCCATCAAAAAAATATCTGAGGTAAAAGACTGCGAAGAAAATTGTATTGTAAAAATCTATCTCCCATCTTAGTCCGCTGAACATACGATTTCTCTATTACTGAATTTGAATATCTCAAATTTTCGGTCAGGTTGATGTCTACGAAAACATTCTCGTACGATCTGTACATTTTTCAAAACTGAACCACATGCTGGATACCATTCTCCATCAAGGTTAAGGGCCGGAATAGCCTCGTCCCCGTTGTCTTCAATTATTATGCCGACGTAGATCTCTGTGAGCTTCTTCATATCTCCTCCCTACTCCATTCGAAATGAGACTCCTCTTTCCATTCCCTATCAGCTAACATCTGCTCATAGGCCATAGTAGAACCATCAAAGCCTGTGCCCTCACACCGGGCGCATTCCTTCTCCTCGATTGCAATGACCACAATCCCAGAACCCCGGCATTCCCGACATTTACTATATCGCTCACCCATTGCGTAAAACCTCATCAAGGTCTGTCATGAATTGTCTCAAGTGGCTCTGAATCTCTTCCGCGATGAATTTCGTCCTAAAGTATTCTTCACCGCCTTTCTCGCAGCAATGCAACAGCCCCGCTATCCCAATAAAGATTAATGATGTGGATTGCCGAGCTGACTCGCACACTTTAGGAAGGGCCGCAAGCATCTTTCCAATGTCTTCCTTAGTAAGCGGCTTTTTATTTGCTTCCATATCTACCCCTTTAAAACGACAAAGGCCCTAGTCCGCTTTTGCCGAGTAGACTAGGGCCTCATGCTCTTTGTTTTTGCCGGCAAAAGCCTGGCTAAGATAACTTAGGTTAACAACATTGACTAGGATAAAAGTTTGTTTTCAGCAATTATCAGTCCAGCAATAGTCATCTGTAGAAGACGATTGGATTCTCTCAATCTCTTATTCTCATCAGTCAATCTCTGAGTTTCCGATGGGCCGGTTTCAGTCATCTTCACGCTGGAAGGAGCCTTTGTAGCCTTCATTTTAGTAGTGGTGCGAGTCCTACCATTTGCCTTCTTTTCCCAATTCACCAATGTGGCGTCTGAGATCCCTAGCTCTCTTGCTACCGCCGTTCTATTACCGGTCTCTTTCACCTTGGCTAAAGCGTCTGTCTTAAACTGTTCATCATACGTATTTCTTGGCATTTTAATCCCTTCAAAAAAACCCTGGCCGAATAGATTGCACGATATTGTTATTCGACCAGGGAACTTGCTAGTCACGGGGGTTAGGTTCATTTTTATGCAATCGTTAAGATTTCTTCGCACTTAGGGATTTAAAAGTCAATCACTTCAATTTTATTGATAGGATTTTTTGTAGGCTTAGAAAGCGTAAATCGTGTTTATGCCAAGCAGCACTAATATCTAGGGCCTCAAGAATGACTTTCCATTGTTCAAGCGTAAGCTCTATGCTCATTTATCCTCCTTCCTGGGGAAAATTGCCCGATAAAGTTCGGAGATGTCGACCAACCCAAGCATTGCGGAGGTGAACTTCTGGCCCATGTAATCTTGAATATGGAGCCGCATATAGCTTATTTTTTCATCGTCCGGGGTGATCTTACTTGCAACAAAGCCATCAGCTATAGCCTCGTCCAAACTCCTCGGAGTCCTTTTCCTTAGATCGCTCACAAGCACTGGCTTATAGCAAACTTAAAAACTAAAGTGAATAGAATTATTTAAATGGTTGTGATTTAGTTGGGAAGCTGATGAGCCATCCATAGAGCCTGTACACGGTTCCTCTATCGGTTTTTGAAAGGGACTCGTAGGTTTTACCCTTTAAGTCCCGGATAAACCGCTTCTCCCAGTAGTTGAATACCGGGTTGGCTTGTTCCTTTAGGAGGAACGCCATTTGCTCATTGCCGGTTACGGTACCAGAGATCATATTCCTTAAAGTAACGCTTTAGGTGTTGGTGTTTATGATACTGATATCCCAAGACAAAGGATAATCCAGTATTCAAGGCCCATAAGAATAAGGTCATATCTATAGGATAGGTCAAAGAATTATGGATTGTCTAGGGGAGATGGGAATGCCTTTGCTACATTGCATTGGAGCTGTCAATGGCTGGGCTGAGGCCCACCAGGAGGGTTGCTGTTGGCTTGAGGAAGGACAGAAAGGGATAACTATGCCCCATGCAATTAAGCATCGGGGGTGTCATCCTTTCAGTCCTACCGATTGCCCGTCGGGCGAGTGGAATCGTTTAGGACAGAGCCTTCTGTGAAAGATCGGCTCATGGGTCAGGGCCTTTTGCGCTCTCTTCACGAGCACCTAGTTTTCAGCAGCGCCCCAACCACTAGCAGAGCTTCTATCCTATCGGTGCCCCGGTTCTCCCACTGGTATCTCTCCAGTTACAGGCAGTCCGCGAGCTACCTCCGATATGTTTCGGAATAGAAGCTTGAACCCGCTAGCAAGTTCTAGCTACTTGACCGTCTGTACTCTCCGCATTCGGTCCCACCTCACGCAATAGGCAGCGTTGTTTTTTTCATCTCCTCGCCCATTACGCATTAGATTTTGCTTGATTGACTCCCAGCATCGTGGGATAAGAACTCTCAAGTTCTAGCTAACCAAGCTAAACCTAATGTTAAAAGGCCTCGCTAGACTAACAAAACTAAGCGGGGCCTTTGTCATTTATAGAATCCTTACCTCGTCCCACCGAATAAATGAAGCTCTTTCTGACGCGTTCCTTTGAATCTTTACCTTCACGTAAATGCCTGTTTAGATTAGTCCATGAACCGTCCAGGACCCGTCTCGAAACACACCTATTGGACGCTAGAGGATTACGTGGTGGATCTGTTCCAAAGAGGGGCATTCGAATCAGAGGAATTCAAGCGGCTTATGAGGCTTTATGGCCGTGAGAAGCTTGAGGAGATCTGGCGACGCTATCGAAAGATGAGCCAGGAGAATCCTGTGATTAACAATGACTGTTAGTAACAGAATTAGCCGGTTTTGTTATTAACCACTTTAATTGAGAAGCCTCCAGTTAAGATTATTCGCTACTTTTCTTAACCCATCATCGGGTAGCGCCTGGCTTTTTTCCTAGCCAAAATGGCCTGTTTTGCCTGCTCTGAAAGACCTGCGCCCATAGGCACGGAATCGTAGACAGCGTGCTCACCAGGACCCCCCGCGTGAGGCTCTGGGTGCATGTCTTCACGGGAATCGTCTCGCATATCCTCAGAGGGCTTGTTACCCAAGGCTTCACCGTGTTCTGGTTGAACCAAACCGCCCATGGCATAGGCGCCTTCCGGATTCTCTGTACTCATCGCCATCGAAGCCTTTTTCCTAAGGGCCGCTGCAAACATCCTATCCTCATCCATCTCGGTGGGGTTTGCCACCTCATCAGGGTGTGACTCACCTTTCATGGAATACGCTACGATTGAAAGCCCAGGCTCCCCACCTGATTGCCTCTCCTCCTCGGCGTGAGACACCATGGCAGGCATTCCAGGATGGCCCGCGGACATCATAGGATCGTCATTATCGTCGTACTCATCGACCATGCCCCCTTCCGCATAGCCCTTCTTAGCGCTTTTCCGTTTCATGGCTAAAGCTGCTGCAATGGCCTGCTTCTGCGGGTGTCCTGACATCCTTAATTCTCTGATATTGTGACTGATTGTTTCTGAGCTAACTCCCTTTTTTAGAGGCATAAAATTTCCTTTCTATGGAATTGGAACACTATTACCCACCACGGCTGCAATCCTATCAATGGCTTGTTGAACGGTTGCAGGAGGAGTGGAGGCCCATTTACTTGCGTCTGCCGGCGTATAGGGTACCACGCTCGCATTGTCTATGTTCGTGGTGGTTGTGCCGCCCGATAGGGTCCTCAGGGATGTGGCAGGAAGGCCCCGGAAAGAGGTTAGGCCCACGGTTCCTGTCGTCGTAATCCCCACGCCAGCGCCATAGCACACGTTGTTTAAAAACAGGGTTGCCACAGCATTTATGGCGATCCCTGAATCCAATACACAGTTATTGATTGTTCCCGAAAGCCCGGACACCGCTTGAGAGTTTGTACAGCTTAAGAGCCCCCCCGTCTCAAAGGATTGAATCTGCGTATAAACGCTGTCCAAAGTCGTGGTGCCAATGACGATGCCTACGTACATCTCTAGGAAATCACCCCCGCCTGCGTTTCTGCCATTGTACGTAAAATTCCCTGACAAGGTGCAGTTGGAAATCACCATGGTGCAGTTGGATCCGCCGACCGAATGCAAATCCCAATTTAAAGCAGTTGCTCCGCCAATATACACATTGCTGAATCCGACCCATGAAGTGCCAGTGGCATGAGAGGGATCTGGCTTAATTGACCCTCCGTTTACCCTGAGATAGGAGGCCCTTTGCATTTGGCCCACGATAAACGTATAGGGTTTGATGAACAGATCGCCCGTCTCAATTTGTCTCGCGCCCAAGAGAATAATCGCATAGGGCTTGTTCTGAGACGCATCCGTTATGGTCGTCATGGCATGGGCAACTGTCTGAAAAGGCAATCCAAAGGAACCATTGCCCGTACTATCGCTTCCTGCCAGATAATTGACGAATACCGCCTGATTGCTCGAGGGTAGGATATTAGGAGCCTTGCCATTAAAACTGGTCCAGTCAGCCGCTGAAAGGGCTCCGGCATTGGACCCGTTAGCCGTTCCTAAACCCAAGACACCATTTACAAAGGTTAAGCCGTTGGCGGTGCCCAAAGAGATGCCTTGTGTGCCTAAATCAACTGAGGTGCTCATCCTGGACCCTTTCCATTAACCGTGACGTTTAGGCTTCCGGTGCCTGAAACTGCCGTGTAGACGACTCTAATCCATGGGAAGGGAGTGGCCGACATATTCCACATGATGCTTCCAGTATTTCCGCTAACCGATTGGCTACTTCCGCTGTAGTCCGTCCAGTTTGAATCATCGTTTGAAATCTGAAGCTTCAATGTGCCCGAAGGACTAGACCCTGACCACACCGCCTGGATTGAGCACATCAGCATCTGGTTTAACTGCTGGGCGGCGCTTGTGATATTCGAAGCGAGATTTCCTGCGGAAACTAACTGGTATTCAAAAACTCTCATATTAACTCCCTAATATCCATTTATGAAATACCACTTCCAATAACAGCATTACAATCGATCCAATCGCGGTGATCTCGCCATAGAGAACCCATCTGCTACGGTTAATCTGCTCTAATTTCGCTATGATCTCCGATAGCTTCCTATCCAGTAAAGCGAACTCCCGTAAGGACCAGACTTGAAACTCCTCTAACTTCCCTATGACTCGATCGATATCATGGCTATCCATTATTTTACCCTGAAAATAGATATATGATTGTTAGACCTGGTTGCTCCCGACGTTGTACTTCCTCCAGCCCTTGACGATTGAGCGTAAAAGGACAACGTGTCTCCAGCGTTCATCTGGACTTGCCCGTGGTAATAAATCGGACAGCTCGCCGAAAAAGTGCCTGTAAACCCGGTATAGGACCCGTCCTCGGGGTTCGCTCCGTTTATCTTGATGATCCCTTGAGCGGCATCTCCGCTAGCCCATGAGCCATCTAGTTCATTATATGCATCAACCATGTAATAACCCGAGACTGGAGCCTTGAACTGCCAACTTGCTCCGATAGTCACGGCGTTGTGCGTGTCCCATAAAGGGATTTGAAAGTTGATGATGGTATTCGACTGGTTGCCGGGAACGCTTGTGGCAGAGTTTGAGTAGTATTTGGCTGAGACAGTCTCTGTTGCGGCGACTACCGCAGGCCCTGAGAGGCGATTGATTGATAGGTAATTTTCGGCTGTACTTCCGGAAAGATTCTGACTTCCTCCGGTAGAATTGAATGCTTGCAATTGGATCGTCTCGCCTGCATTACATTTTACTATGCCTGATACAAGCATGCCTACAGGCTGAGAAGCAGGAACTTGAAGATCATTTCCGCGTATAATTTCGGAAGAATTTTTTAGTATTTGAATAATATATCTTGATGTGGATGCACCTCCTCCCTGAAAAGTTAATTGTCCAGAAATAGAATAAAACCCGCTCACCGGCACAGTGTATGTATTCGTTCCATCCCAAGCACCATGAGTGTCAAAAATAGTTGTTGCTAGGGTAGCAGTTGTAAACGAACCGCTAGAAAAACCTTGAGCGGTACTAGATGTAGCGACGTTACAGGCAACTACTCTGGTGTCGGTCGAGTTAGAGGTTTCAACATTTGAGGACCAACCAGCGATGGGAATCAGAAAATCTACGTGCAAGCCTCCTGAGCCAAACAAGAGTCCGTTGGCAGCGTCTTTATGGGGAACGCTACTCGCGCCACCATTGGCAAGATAAAGTTTAGCTGTATCGCTTCCGTCGTAAAAAATCGGACCAAATACATTACTGGAACCATAAGCGCTCGGGGTTCCGGAAGAAGTCGAATTATAATAAATGCCAACAACTTTAAGTGTCCCAAGTTTTGTGGAATCTATAGCAAGCCCTGATGGCAGAGTAATACTTAGAGTGGTACCTGACACACTGGAATACGTGATATCTCCCAATACTCTTAGCTGGTCGCCTATTCTCATGTAAGGAAGAGAATTATTAGCAGACACAGTTACTCCACCAAATGTAGCCGCATATGTTTGGTTCATGTCGGTAACACATGGGCCAAAAGGAGCAGTCTGTGGCCCTAGATAAAATCTGTCCAGATAAAGTGTAATGGCACCCGCCGAGGCATTCGCGCAGTAAAGGATGAATCTAATGGCTGCAGTGGTGAAGTTCGTTTGACAGGTCCCGGTTGCGTATCCCACACCCTGAGTTTGGGTCATGCCAAAATTCCCTGTTGACATGAGAAAAGAACTGTTCGTGTCGTCCCAGATTGCTATTCCAAACGTATTAGAGCTAGTCCCGCTGAAATTCCCGTTTGTGGGATTTACGGGAACACTGAAGTACATTTGCCAGGTGAGCAACTTAGCCTGGTCACATTGGTCTATGGTGTATGCCTTACTGGCAAGCATATTGCCTTGGGTAGTGGCGGCTGAGCTAGCTAGCGAAAGACTATAGGTCTTGGCAATGGCGCTAGAAGTGATGGAAAGAGTCAGATTCCCCGAAGCCCCGCTTCCAAATGTCGGAGTACCAGTAGGAATGCCATTCGTGAGGCTCCCAACCGTTCCAAGGCTCCAACCTGTCGTGCTATTATTCTCGAAGTTGTTGTAGGACAGGTAGTTAAGAGGCCCATCGGAGGAGGCCAGCGCTCCGTTTGCCTGCAGAATCTGATTCTGAAGGTTATTCGCAGTATTGTTAGGACCCCATAGCAAGGGTGAACTCATGTCAATATCCTCATTGTAAGAAACTCATTAAAAGAAATCCACTAGACGCCGTAGCCGTCTTCGCCTTGTACGAAATCCTAGATCCTGCGGCAATATGTAATGAATATGTATCGCCTCCAGGAGGAACATATAGAGTATCCACTTCACTTGAAACCGCTCCAATAGCCAATATCATTGCCTG